AGATTCAACCAGACTGTACCATCATCTCGAAGCACCCTGCGAATCTCCCTAAATATCCGAACAAGAGTTCGGACATATTCTGCTGGCGTTGCTTCAAGACCAACCTGTAAATCTTTTCTTACAGCTCCACATTTAGGACACTCGCTCTTGTATATGGCATCACCGACAACATTACCTTGATCGTGCATAGCTTGGTGTCCTGTCGCTGTCTTAACAGTTTTACCGATCTTTGTAGTCCTCATGTGTGGACAATTGGGATCTCCACCAACCCATGTGCCAGTTTGGTAATCTCTTAACCCCCAGTATGGTGGTGAAGTAACCACAGTATTAAAATGCTTTTCAGGTAAATTTTTTAAAACTTCCCTGCAATCCCCCGTTAAATATTCTACTGTCACGAATCTAATCTCCCCCTTTCTCTTAATCTTTTCTTTATTGCACATTCTTTTTTAGTAAGTTCTTTTAACTGTTTATCACAAGAGCCACAGCTAACATCTGTCCGACCTTTGTAGACCCGACCTCTAGTTAAAGCTCCACACCAATCACAACTTATATGAGTTTCGTAGTATCTCCAGTAACCATCTGTCATATATTATCCCTCGCTGTCGTTGCCTCATATTCACCTCTACTCATCACACCACTCATAGTACCAAGCCACTTACGACCACCAGATGTGGTAAAACTGTACTTATTAATCCTGCTACTAACAATTAGTTCCCGAACAATTCCATCAATGACACGCTGTGATAAGTTGTGTAACGATTCAGGTGAGTCAGCATCAGTCATTCGGTTCAGGATACCATCAGCAGTTCCCTGTTGACACAATGCCCGACCTTCTCTTTCACACCGAGCTATCCACTCGTATAGTGCAGTTTTCCTTACATCTCTGTTAGTTCCCATGTTCAATTGCTCTATCTCATCAGTCCTATCTACCAGCAGTCCAGTGTATGTATCCCGAACAAATCTTCGGATTGTACGATTTGCAGGACCATTTGATTTAACAATCGCACCATCAAAACATCTGTTTCTCTGGTATTCTATGTTAAGTTCCTTACATTGGCGTTTCGCTGTTTTCTCGTCCAACTGCCACAAAGTAAAAGCACACCGAACCCCGTCAACTAAAGCTGACGTACCACGAATAAGGTTTCTAGCTTGTTCTGGTGTAGATATATCAGCATCATCTTTTACCTTTGTCATGTGGTGACACATCATTACTGAGGCACCAGTTTCCGACCCGATTTGTGATAGTAAGCCAGTAAGTGCGGCTCCTGCCGCTGGATCTGCATTGACATCTGCGTGTACAAAAGAAGCCAATGGATCAAATATAATCAGCTTCAGGTTGTTAATCTGTAAGATTTGTTCGTATATACGTTCAAACTCCTGTGATGTAGTGTACTCACCATGTATGTTCTGCATGATTGGAAAAACCCCACCGAAGTTAGGTAACGATACAACTCTCAACTCATGGTGGTAGTTAAACCTCTTACCATCTGGATCAAGACGTTCAATACGTCTGTGCATCTCACCTTCATCATCTTCTGCTGTGAATATAATTACATTGCCAAACTCTTTAACCAAACCACCAAAAGAGTTTTGACCATAAGCACCAGAGGCTACCTTCATGCCTAAATCAAGTGTCAACATACCTTTACCTGCATCTCCAGAAGCACTTAATATGATTGGCACATTAAGAGGAAACGTAGCATCAACTAGGAACTTTTGTTCAGGTGCTGTGCCAGTAAACCTTGATATAAGTAGACTTTCGTCCAGTAAATTTATGTTTTGTTTAGTATTTTTACTGGTTGTATTAAGAAAAGTATTAATATCAAAGTTCTCAGATATAGCATCTGCCGCATCCCACCCCTCTGGTTTACCTCTAGGTGGTGTCAACATGGTTACTGACCTTGCACCAGCATTGAGTGATAGCTCTTGCACTAGCTCTGCAACTCTCCTACCAGCAGTGTCATTGTCCTGCCATAAGATAACTTCTTTACCTTGCAGGGGAGAGAAATCATACTGTGTCGCTGACTTCTTTGTAAGCATACCAGCACCTCCCATTGTACAGGTCGCTGTATGTCCTATAGTGTTCAAAGCATCTGCACACTTCTCACCTTCTACCCATATAACTTTATCTGAAGCCAAAATGTTCGGGATATTATATAATGGTCTGACATCAGGCATACGAGGATATGGGTGGTCGCCAGTAAACTGTCTAAACTCTTTCTTTGGTTTGCCATGTGAGTCCAGTATAGGATTGCCTGCTCCATCACGAACAAGATACTTCCTAACTAGACATATAATATTACCATCAGAGTTATAGTATTTGTACTCTGCATCATAAGGTGTCTGATGATTTATCTGTGGCTTAACTGGATTTGCTGGTGCATCTTCCCGAACAAAACTTCGGGTTTCATCTATGTAGTCTGCGAACATATCTTTGATTTCAGGCAGTCGCAACCCTTGACCTTCCATCAATATCTTAACGATACCACCGATACCGACACCACCATTGAAGTCCTGACCCTTCATAAAGTAAGGACTGCGTGGATTTATATCTATCTTTAATGACTTACCCGATTCGCCATGTAATGACCCGATAGAGAACTCATCACCACGAGTTGTACCATGTGGAAATGTCCTCTTCAAAACATCAATCTGCACTTGTCTTGGAACTTTATCACTTATTAATTCAACCAGTTCCTTTGCTGTCATAGTGCTTTTACTACTATTAAATGGTAATACTCTCATTTCCTAACTCCCAACATCTTTTTCTAAACTCGCATCTTTTACACGCAAAGTAATCCGAATTTACTGCTATGCGTGGCAATGTTTCATTATGTTCCACAGCTTTTAAAATGTCTACTGCCTTGTCGCTTACTTGCTGTGCCAACGCTTTATTGAACGGAACTAACTCAAAATATATTTCACACGTATTTTTATTAACTACTGTAAACAAAGCAGGATTGTTTAAATCCATGTATGCTTGATACAGAGCTATTTGAGCTGCATATATAGGGTTTACCTCGCTAACCCCTTTCCGAACAAATTCATTAAAACTTTTATCATTTGCTGATTTACATTCCCATAGTGCAGGATATGCCATATCGACAGAACCACCACATATCACACCATCTATATGACCTTTTATTCTATCATCAGCTATTGAGAAACCATATTGCTTTCCATTCTTGTCTGTGCTTTTTAAATCAAATCCTGCATTGTATAACCAACCATGAGCCATATCTTCAATCACATGACCAAACTCGAATATACGTAATACTTTTGAACTAAATTGGTTTTCAACATCAGTTTCTACACCCATGTAACGATACTGTATCTTTCTCGAACATGGGTCGCCCAAAGATGAAGCACCTAGATAGCTTCTCTTTTCTTTCTTTTTATTCTGCTCTTGAATACTGTCATCAATGATGTCTAGTATTTTTTTACTAATATCATTACTTTTTGTATTTGAGCCAGATGTCTGCCAAATAAGTTTCGTTAAACTCATGTTCCAAATCCCCTATCTCTTCTTTGCATAGCATAATTAAAACTAAAATCTTTTCTTCGTCTAGTTCGGATAACCTAGTATTCCAACCAAACTTACCAAATAAACTGCCAATCGACTTTAATGAATTGTCGGATCGTTTTGATTGAACATTGTTTGATACTTCCACCGATCTTCCTCCTTTGCTTTAAAAAATGAAAACGTAAACAATTCATCACCTCTATATGATGCAATAGCCCAACCTGAATTAATACTTTGTTTCATTCTTGCTAATACTTCATCAACAGAGTCCGACACACTTTCACAAAAATAATCATCAAAATCATTAGGATTTAAGGAATAAGGAAATTCAACAGTCGTGTAAAAATTTACATTCATATCTCCCTCATCTGTTTTTATAAGCATTTTAACTTCTATACATGGAGTCATGTCTTTCCATGCTCCTTTATTATTTTTTCCAGATACCATTTTGCTTTATTTAAATCCTCTACTCCATTTTTATCTCTATATCTCCAAATGTATTTAATGATATTACCTTGCAGATAATACTCATAGCCTTCGCCTAATGCAGATTTAATTGCATCAATACATTCAATCTCACTTTTAGTGTAATGTGACGGAAAGTTTACATTATCTTTTTTCATGTTTCTCCCTCACATTACTAACCATATCGTCTACTCTACCCTTATTCCACAAATAATTCAAATAACAAGCCGCTTTGTACTTCGTCCAAGAGAAGTCAAACCCTGATACCATTACACCACTACGGCTTAACATATCTCTCTGCCTGTCACTAATACGTTCATTCAACCACCTACGACCTTTCTTTGCACTATCACTATCTTCAATCTCTCTAAGAAAGTCATCAGCAGATGCGATAGCTTGTTTGCGTGTTCCTATACTAATCATTCTTATCCTGCCACCAGAACGCTTTACAAGACCACAGGATAAATCATCTAAATCTATAACCATTGCAAAACCATTAAACCCTGTCGCTGCGACACATTTACCTGTACCAAATATATCTATCCAACGGAAAGGTGATCTATCTAATAGATCTACTTCTGTCATAGAGAAATCTTCTAACTGTGAGTTATCATCTTTGCCAAACTCGTGACCACACATAGGACATTCTCTAACACTCAAAGGAACGACAGAGTTACACTCTGGACAAACCTTTTCTGGTGCGTCACCTTTTAACTCTGACTGTGAACCCTCTAAGTTTACTTCTTCTTCGAGTGAGCCATGTGTCAAAACAGATGTACCAAAATCAAGAACAACACAATCTGTCTTGACAATATCTGGATACTCATCTGGATCAATGGTTCGTAGTCCACGACCTATCATCTGAACCATTGTTGATTTATATGAACAAGGACGAGTTAGAACAATACAGGATACAGGAGGTGAGTCAAACCCCTCTGTTAGTACAGATACGTTGACTACGACCTGTGTATCCCCACTTGACAAATCCTCCAAAATCTCCCGTCTTTCAGTTTTGTCTGTGTTCCCTGTAACTATCTTTGCATTGACACCTTCTTCTACAAATTCCTGACATAAATCTTCTGCGTGTGCGACTGTCGAACAGAACACCACAGTCTTTCTATCATGTGCTTTATCTAACCATTCGCTTACAACCCTTTGATTGATAGCTCGCTTGTTCATAATACGAGCTACTTGATCCATATCAAAATCAACCACTGTTTTCCGAACATTCTCAAGTTCAGAACGTACACCCACGTCAATGACGTAGGTTCTTGGGGTGACAAGAAAACCTTCACGAATAAGGGTTGATATTTCGATTTGGTGGCTGCAGTTGCTAAAGACTTCACGCAAACCCTTCTTATCCCCACGATTAGGCGTAGCAGTAAACCCAACGATTTCAACTTTGTCGTTAATTTGTTTAGCATGATTAATTATCCGAGTGTAAGTATCAGCTACCACATGATGGCTTTCATCAACAACTACCATGTCCATAGCTTTCATGTTATCTAAATTGTTCGGTCTGGATAATGTCTGCACCATAGAAAATACAGCATCTCCATTCCAATCTTTCTCTTCAGCATTAACAATGCTGGTCAATATATTGGGGTTTATGCGTTTAAACTTATCCATATTTTGATTGACCAGCTCATCTCTGTGCTGCAAAACCAGAACATTTCTTCGGGTTTGGCAGCGTTGACCGATCAAAGCAGAAAGCATTATTGTTTTGCCTGCACCCGTTGGTGCAACAACAACAGTGTTCCCGTGCTTATCCAAAGCATCTATAGCCGAATTAACAGCAATCTCTTGGTATGGTCTAAGTAACATTATACTTCATTACCCCAAGCATCCCAACCCTCTACTGTCTGCCTAGCAAATAGTTCTATTCTTGGTTCATGCGATACATTTTCTATTTTAAAATACATTTGATTTGGTTTTGCACTATGTTTGTGTCTTTTATCAAAAACAACAGTGCTTTCATTTTTTACTTTTGGTTTAAGTTTCCCCTTCACTCCAAACAAACATATTTCATGTTGCCCTCTGAAGTAATATCCAATACCAAACCTATCTTTCACCCACACAATATTTGTAATATATCTGAAACCCCAATGTTCCATAATATCCAAACCATCTTTAAGAAAATTATTTGTAACCCACATAAATAACCAACAATCATCATCAGCAATAGATTGAACAGGTAAATTTTTTATATCTTGTGTTTTCATTAAAGAATAATGTCTATCTGCACCTCTCTTTATTTTTCCACCACCACTCTCAAGCCAGGGTGGATCAGCATATATTGTTTTATATTTTTTATTTGGAAATGGTATCACAACATTTACTCCTTTCTCTTAATTAAATTACTTACCTTACCCCATAAAAACAAAGCACGGCACATCTCAACGTAGCCAACCTCAACAGCCT